ACCTACTTCTTTTGCAAGGGTTGACATGGGATACATTCTCCCATTGCGATTTTTAATTTCGCCCTGAAGAAATACACCTTCAATGTATAACTTCTTATTAGCACCCTTACCTTCGGTAAGAATCTTGACGTTTGTTACTTCTTCTGTGATAAGTTTCATTTTTCTTATGAGATGTTGTACGCTACTTTTACTACTTTTACTGAAGATCCGCTTCCAGATGCTTCAAGAGTGTCGGTTGAATCTTTTTCCAACACAACAGTTTCTTTAGTATTAACTGTCAAACTACCAATGGTGTCTCCACCAGAAGTTTTTCTAGTAATAACCAAAGCAGCGGAATGTCCATTATGAAGTCTAACTACAGTTGCAGTATCAACATTGGAAGCAGCGTTTAAATTTCCTTCTGCTGCCAGGACTTTGATAATCATTCTTCTGATTCCTCTTCCGTATCGGTTTCTACTTCATCACCAAATTCAGTTTCTGCTTCCGCTTCAACCTCAGTTTCAACTTCATCTTCAGTTTCACTCACCTCAGGATATTCAAACTCTTGACCAAACATTGCATTAGAAACATAAGGTCTCGCAATATCAATTCGTTCTGCTGCTTTTGCATACAAAACTTCTTTCATTTTGTCGCTAACGTCTGCAGGTGAGGCATCAGTAGCAATCAAATCGATGAGATCTTCCATAAAAAATCAATATGTTAATATAATTTATTTATAACTCAGCCTTTCTAGTATCTTTTTGATAGTTTGCATCTACTTCTTGAGCCATTGCTGTAGCATCTGGATCCATAGGAATTTCTCCCATTGACATTGGATCTGCGCCCATTCCTTCCATTCCTGCACCAGCACCTTCAGGTTGTGGTAAAGGTTGACCAGTTATTGGATCAATTGTGGATGGATCTGGAATAATTCCTTTTTGAATTTCATCTTCAATTTGCATATCAATCTCAATAATTTCTTGATCAGTTTGACGAAGAATTCTCTTACGTACATATTCTGTGGAATAATACTTACCAATAAATGGTTCGATTTGAGCAAGATTTCCAAGTCTACCCTGAATCATCTCTGATTCTTTCAACTCTGCAAATTGATTGTCATATAAGAAATCATATTGAATATGATCTCTCATCACTTCCCAATCATCTGGTGAAACAATATTCTTAAGAATCAATTGAGTTTTCAACATATCGTTGAACATCTGTGCAAAACGCTTTCTCAGACGACCAACAAATTTAGAAAACTTGAGTTCATCTCTTAAAATTTCAGATGAACGACCAAGGTTAAAACCACCATCGGCAGCAATTCTAGATTCAGGAACCCCAAGTGCTCTATAGAGTTTCTTCTGAAAGTATTCAATATCTGAGAGTTCTCCCAGATTTTGTCCACCAGGTAGGGTAGTGATCTCAGTTCCACGACCACCTTCTCTTCTAGGCAACCAGAAGTCTTCCATCATAGACATAAACTTACGATCATCACGAACTTCGCCAGTTTGTGCATTGTATGCAAGTTTATTTCTATAGCGAGACATAACCTCACGAAGATATTGTTCCGCTTTGACTTTAGGTAGATTGCCAACATCAATGTAGAAAATTCTACGCTCAGGAGCACGAGATAATCTGTAGATAACAAGACTATCTTCAATCATTCTTAATTGATTGAGTGCCTTAATTGCTTTGTGGAGATATGAAAGGACAGTATTTTTATTTCTATCTACCAGACCTGAAGTGCAATATGTTACTGAATCTTTTGCAATTTTAACTGCTTTTCCTCTTCCACCAATACTACTTGTTGGGTAGTTTGGAGATGGTGTATATTGAAAAAATTCTTCGAACTGAGGACCATTTTGATATTCTAATGGATTCTTTCCATTACCACTAACTCTAACGGCACCAGTATCATATTTGCCATTAGGATCTTTTTTCTCCTGACGAATATACTTCATCTTGAGAGGATCAATATATCTTAGTTCTTTAATACCCTCTTGAGGTGCTTTGAGGTCAATTACTTTTAGATAGTAAAGTCTGCCGTCAACATACCAGTTGCGGAAGATTTCGTGAGATTTTCTATCAAAATCTAAAATTTCTTTGAGATATTTAAATTCTTCTCTAATTTTTTTCTTGAGTCCCTCGCTAGCATTTAAATTTGATAACTCAATCTCTACAGGAGAGTCATACAAATCGCTAACAATTGCTTCATTTACAACATCTTCAATCGCACCATCCGCTTCGGGATGTAGCGACATTTCTCTATACCTTCTTATTAAGTCATGCTCTGTTTTGTAAACACCTTCAATGTCAACATATTGTCCATAGAATCCACTACTAATATAATTGTCAACCCCGTCCTGATTGGTTTCAGGAACGGGGGAAACAACTGAAGGTGACTTATTTTGTTTGTCGTCAATAGAAAAACCAAAAAGTTTGGCCATAATAATTTCTGGTGTGCTTCTTATTTAACTATTTAGTTAATATCTTCACCGCCAGCATTTGGACCATCTCCCTTAGTAGCTTGCCACCACTGAACTTGAAGTTCAACAGTGAATTCTTCAATACCTTGGGCATCATATCCAAGTTCAATTGGTGATACTTGAGTTGGGAATACATCGTAAAAACGATATGTTCTCAACACAGAACCATCACGATCGAGTTGCATAACATATGCATCTGCCTGATATGTTGCTGGATCAGTTAATCCAGTATTATCGGAGACTCTGTTGATGGTGTTCATCCAACGTTCCATAGCAGAACGAATTGCAAAGTCAGCATCATTGATGACAGTGACAGTCCAAGAATCGAAGGTTCTATCACCTGCGATTTTTAGAACACGACCTCTGAAAGGAACTTCAATCTGTTGGATATTGGATGCTGGCATATTAGCACCCTTAACCAAAAATCTTGTTTTTTCTAGGGTATCAGAGTCTGGTTGTGCAGCATCTGGGAAGTTCAGAACGACTTCAAAGAGATTGGCGCGAGCGCCACCACCCGTTAATTTACTCTTGAAGTCAGTAATCTTCCTTAGTGGGGGTGGATTGATTTGCTTATAGTTAGCCATTAGTTTTGACCTTTAGAAGAAAAATTAAACTGAACCGATTACTTCTTCAAATGCAACACCAGTTCTAGTAGCAACAAAGGTAAGACCAATGAAGTTAATAGAACGTGCTGGTTTGATGAATATATCAGCAACAAATTCATTGTTATCAATGATTGCCGCTGTGTTGTTTGTCTCGTCACAAACAACTACAAAATCTTGAATACCTCGCTTGGATTGAACATCGCGAAGGAATGGTTCTACGATGTTTACAAAGTTAGTTCTTGTAATCTCATCGTTGAACTCGAAGAGGAAGTCCTTAGCAGCAGCTGAAATTGCATCTTCTAGGAAGATGAACAGGCGGCGGACGTTGATTCTATCGAACGCTGAGGACTTACCAAATCCAGTCTTATCACCGAAGAGGATAATTCCTGCTCCAGGGGAGAAGATAACTGGGTTGATTCTGCTAGAGTACAGAAGATCTCTCTGCTTTTTACCAGGATTGTATGCAAGTTTAACTGCATTCAAGATTGCTCCTCTAGAAGTTCCAGCAGGTGAGAACCATGGGAACTGTTGAATGTCAGTTCTGGCACAAGTACCAGCAACATCTCCATTCAGAGGGACATAACGGAAAGTATCGTTGAAGCGGTCATACATGTATTTGTAACCACTATCAAACACTCCATATGTTGTTGAAGTTGCAGAGGAGTAGAAACTCAATACATTATTGGTGATTGTGTCAATGTCATTAACTGTTACGGTTCCAACAGTATTATCACTAATGAATGCACCTCTGTATGGGGAAATGAATGCTACAGCATCCTTTCTTGCTTCAGCAACTGCAATACACTTATTACCAAGTGCTTGTGCCTGCTCTTTAGAATAGTTTGCAGAACCCATGAGAATGAAGTCTACTTCAAACTCTTCGGTGTTCTCAAACTTAGTCAGACCAGAAACAATGTCATCAAGTCCAGAATGTAATGAACCAGAAGTTGTGTAATCTGTGGTATCAGCGCCAGCAGTAGAAGCATAGTTTGTACCACCTGCAAGAGCAGCGGTAAATGCACCCGAACCAGCAAAGTTTACATTCTTTGCATCTTGGTCCCAACCAGCATCATCATCAAGTTCGAAAGAACTTCCACCATTATCACTATGAGCGATTGTTGTAACTCCAACAGGAGCAGAACCACCAAAGATGTACTCGGAGTTGGTGTAAAGATACTTTCTCCAATAAGAAGGTGAACCTACAGAGAATACTGCATCTTTTGCTTTGGAAAGACTTAGGTGCTTTTCAAGAATTGTACCTGCATTTCCAGTAATTGTTCCCTTGTCATCAATGACAACAACGTGTACTTCATCAAATCTACTATTTCTTGCAGCAGCAAATTCAGAAGTTCCTGGTCTGTCTGCTAATTGATCCCATTCGAGTGATCCGACACTTAGAGGAATAGATTGATTTTCAAACCAATCTCTTTCACCAGTATATGCGGGAGTTGCAAACGAGGACGCAGTTCCGTTTGTATGGATAGCAACGTTTCCAGTTTGTGGAAGGGCATATGCTCCATTCTGCTGATAATCAACATTAGTTGCTGTTCCTGCAGCGGAAACATGGGTTGTTAGTTTTATTGATATTTGATTAGAACCAACTTCAGTAATAACCCCTCTGAAATGTCCACCTAAAACTGAGGTTGATCCAGCACCAGCGATAACGGTATTTGCTGGAACTACAGCAGTAAATCCATATCCAACTGCAACACCAGATGTACTAATACCAGTCAGAATTTGGTCTGCTCTAGCATCAACAATTGCTACTTTAATGTCGTTTGCCCAAGAACCAGGATTTCTTGCAGCAACGGTTACATTTGTGATTGTATTTTCGTCGTAACCAAGTTGTTCATAATGTTCTGTACTCTTGATTCTTATGCTGTTAGCAGCACCAACAAAAGCGTTCTTAAGTCCTACTCCTGTTGATACATTGAAATCGTCTGCTCTCGAAACGCTAAGAACACCACCGTAAGCAAGATAGGATGAAGCTACCATCCAATGCTCGTAGTGCTTATCCGTTGAGTATGGCCTACCGAAAGTGTTTAAGAGATCATCCTCAGATTCAATCAATTGAGGAAGATCGACAGGTCCCTTGGTGAAAGGAGCAACAAGCGCCCCAACTCCACCAGAGACTGGATCGACTCTTCCAATAGTTAAGTCAACTTCTCTTACTACAATTCCAGGAGATGCTAAGTTTAGAGGCATCTTTTTGGTCTCCTTGGTCCAGAATTATCTGAAATTATTTATTAAAAGGTGTATTTTGGATGGGGAATCCTGACGTGAAATCTACCAATCAGGATATTCCCAATTATTATTGCTTTTTTTAACTCTCCTTTTCGTACACTCTTTACACTCATATGAATATGAAGATGCTATTGGACCTCTATCTTTTCTAGTTCTATAAAATCCATCCACCAAATTTTTTGTAGTACCACAAATCCTACACTCTCGTTCATAGAGTAAAAGATGACCCAATTTTAGTTGGTCATCCAAATCCATTAGTAATACTCCCACATATATGATTTATCACCATATTCATCGGCATGCCATCTATCACCATTATCATCGGTAAAAGAAACCATATCATTTATACCATCATCTAAGAATCCAAAAGGTGCCATATCTTGTTCGATTTGATTTTTCTGCTCCTCATAGATTCTTTTGCGAACATCATTATCAGTCATCTCTTTGAAGTAATCTTGAGCAACTAACCATGCAAAAATAACAAGACACATTGCAAGGTCATCATTACACCCTTCTTCTGCTTCAAAGGAATTATGCTTCTGTGCAAATGTTGTGAGTTCTGCTATAATATCATAGTCTAGAGTTAACAACTTATAATCTTCAATTAAAGTTTTTAAGTTAGAACAACCAAGTTTTTTCACCTGTGCAGTTGTTCTGACACCCATCTGAGACTTTTTCCCAGAGAAACCATGTCCAACTACTTGTCCGGCACGACCCCTCATTGCTGCCATCAACATATTTTCATACTCTAAGTCATAGTGGAGAATATTTGCCACTTGCTCTCCAATGTCATTGACTTCTACTAGTACCCAAGCGTCATTATATGCCTTTGCTGTTTGTTGAATAATATTTGGGAATAACATCGGTTTGATTTCATTATTCCTATATTTTGCAACTACCTTATATGGGAATTCAGTGATGTCAAATAAAATAAATGCAGAATAATCGTTACCCAGACCACGAGCAACATCAACAGTAATAAGATAGTTGTGTTCAGTTTTTGCTTTTTCGTAGACATCTAAACCCGCATTCTTTTGTATGGGATCTTCATAAACAAGATTTTTTAGTATAGATGGATTGATTAATGTATTAACTGATCCTAAAAACTCACATTCAAATTCAACCTTGAACTGCTGTTCAGAAGTATTTTTGATTGTTTGTTCTTTCCATACTTCATCTCTTCCAGGAACTTCTGACCAATGAACATCTGTTGGAATATATTCATTTTTATTTTGTTCAGAATCATGCCACATACGGTAGAAGTGATTCATACCGTGTGGAGTAGATACAATAATTACTTTGGTGTTTTTACCAGAAGTAATAGTAGGATAAACAGAGGCAAAGAACGAGTCAGCAACGTGATTTGGGACGAAGGCGAACTCGTCGAGAAAGAGGATGTTAAACGACATACCTCGGACAGCACTTGCAG